TGGGCCTGGACGAATTGCGCGGCCGGGATCTGCTTGGCACCGCTCAGGTAGGCGTAGTTCGGGTCGTTCTGGTTCCAGCAGCTGAACTGCCAGGGTTTCAGGCAAACACCGGCGTAGCCCTCCCCCCACCAAGACTTGGCCTTTCCGTCGAACACACGGTTGCGGATGGTCCAGGCCACGGCGATCTGGCCGGCCAGCCCTTCGCCGCGGGCCTCGCCCCACAGCGTACGTGCCAGGATGTCCCGGTCTTTCTCGGCTTCGTTCATGCTTTTCTCCAGGCGTAAAAAAACCGCACTAAGCGGCTATGCTGTTCGGTGGTGATCAGGCGTCAGGGGCGAGGCTATCCGGGCTGTCCGGCACCTCTGGCGGCATCTCCATCTCCGGCGCATCCGGCACCAGGATATGCAGCGTGATCATGTGCTTGAGGTCATACGGGTGGCCGTCCTTGGTCACCGTTACGGTCAGCAAGCCTTCCGCGAAATCTGTTTCCACATCGGCCCGGCTGTCCACCTGGTTGATTGCATAGCCCCATCCGTTGTCCAAAGGAGGATATGGAACCATTCCGAGACAGCCTGCAATCTGGTAAACCCCCTCAGACAGGCGCGTTGATGTGACGTCGGTATCGCCCTGGCTGACAAAGTCGTAGATGTTGCCTGTGGCGCCCAATACGTTAATTGCTGCTCTTGCCATGATCAGATCGCCTTCAGAGTGCCGTCAGCGGCACGGGTTGTATTCTGGTTGGTGTAGACGACGTTCCAGGGTCCCGGTACGCCGTTACTGTTGAACTGTCGATACCCCAAGGTCGGGCTTGTCGCGCTGTTGGCGGCGATCACAATCTCGTTGAACAGAAGTCCGCCAGTGTTCATGGTGATGCGCGACCCTCCCGAACCAGTAGATGGCGTCTGGTCAGCACCGGCGCCTGATGTAACGCTGAAGCCCACGGCCGACGGGGATGCGGATATCGGCGCTGAAACCGAACCAAGCCCGAAAGCACCAACTTGCATTACGTTCCCAGCAGCTGTGCCAATGTTTGCATTTGCAGCCGTACCGAGCTGTGCATTTCTGGCATACAGTTCCGCTGTCATTGCGTTTATTTTTACAGTGCCACTGCGGTATGTATCGCCGCCAGCTCCGGTAGGAGCAACACCGATGTTGATTTCTTGTCTTGCCATTACTGCCACCCTCAGAAAGTAAATTGTTAAAGCCTAGATAACGGGCTTCGCAAAGACCACAGGCGTATAAAGCGTCGTTTGTAGATCGACACCTATTGCATAAATCAAAAGCCGGTCGTTTTGATACTGCCACTCTGCATACATGTTCCCCTGCCTAGACGTACTACCCGCTACATCCATCGCGATATTATTAAGAAGCATGTAATCGCCCACGACCAAGCTAAACGTAGTAGTCCATACAAGCTTGTATACGCCTTGACTTGTTTGTGTTGCACCAAGATAGGTCCAGCTTGTAATGGTCCTAGTGAATTGAGCACACGGGGTGCCGCTGTCGAAAAGCAAGTTGGAAGCCCCATCCCAGATACGGAAGCCGAACTTTGCTGTGGGCGCCGCCTTGAAAGCGGCGGCGAACCATTTGCCAGACGTGGCCTGCCCTACGGTTCCCACGAACGAAAACCCGGTCCACGCTCCCGAAGATCCGCGTATCAAGCAAAGACAGAACACGTTTGATTGATCTGGCCTTACGAACACAAGCGGCGGCTCATCAGTCGTAATAGTTTTTGAGAACGGTACAAAAACACCTGCCCCTGTACCGTTCCATGTTCCTTTCTCAAGAACAACCAGCCTGGAAAACTCGGAGTCCAGAGTAACCACGTCAGCATTATTCTTGAACATTACGCCATAAGCCATCAACGATACCTCATAACTAAAAGCCTTTGCGGGCTAAGCCCTAAAGGGCCGGTTGAAGTTGATGGGTTTCCGTAATATACGGTCACACCTCCAGCCGAAACAATCGGCGTATATTGGATCGCGTAATAGCTTTGGGCGGTAGTATCGTAAGCGGCAATAGGAACACAAACAGCAGAATGTGTTGAAGGATCGACACCGGCAATCGCAATGAAGCGACTTCGCCTAGGCGCTGGGGGGCCAGACTGCACGATTGCCGAGTAGATTACTCTTACAGTAAATGACGTCTCATCTAACTCTAATGCTCCAGTCGGCCCCCACACCCTTACTCCGTAGTTCATGCGTCAAGATCTCCCCACTGATAACGTTTAATCCCACCCGCATCGAATACCTTGCCGCCTGCATTATTAATGACCTGGCGGGCCTGACCACTCCCTAGCGAGCTATTGATTTCAAAAGTCCCGTCGAAGAACAGCTTCCAACCAGCCTTTTGCGGATCGTAGTTGTTCGACTGGATGAAGTTACCGATCTTGGCGTTGGTGATCGTGCCGTCCTGGATGAATGCTGACTTGATGAAGGTCTGGGTTCCCTGAACAGCAAACGGCACGGTCCCGGACTGGCCAATAGCGAACCTGTCCGCGTCGATGATGAACTGCGATTGCAATCCACCTGGACCGTTCTCCAGCCCGAGCCCAATCCCAGCCCACTTGTAGAGCCCGCTCGCGGTCTCGTACTGCATCCGCACCGACCAGTTCAGCGTAACCTTGCCGTCCACGGCCTGGATCGCGGTAGCGTTTGTCTGGATGGCGGCAGTGTTGCCGTTGACCGTGTTTTTAACCGTTTCGATGCTGGACGACAGCGCGCCATAGCTATTGATACGGGCTGTTTGCTCGGCTACGACTGCGGCGGCGGTATCGGCCACCTTGACCTCCACCACATCCGTGCGCTGCCCCTGCACCAGGTCGCCCTCGATCAGAGCAGACTGAGTGGACCAAACGCCTACGTAGCCGGCCTCTGAACCAATAAGCGCAGTGTCATCCCCCTGGAGCGGCGGATTGACCTGCAAGTAAATGCCGTCAACCCGCTGCGCCGTGGTGGTGACCTTGTCGTCGAGCGTGGTTACCGTGGCCTTAAGGGTGCTTAACCCGCCGGCCGTGGCGTTCACGCCGGTGACCGGATCATTTACCGTGACCTTCACCGCATTGAGCTGTTGCGCCTGGGCGGTGATGTCCTGGCCATGCTGGTTGATCGTCGCCGAGTTCTGCTGAACCTGCGTTACCAGGGCATTCACCGTCTGCGTTACCGTGCCGATGTCGGTCCAGTAGGTAGCGTTCGGTGGTGGGTTGTTCGCCGGTACCGGACCATTAGCCTGATACAGGTGCTGACCCATGCGGACGATATCGTTAAGCGCGTACGCCTTCGCAGGGTCGTACTCAAGCGCGTCGACGATCTGGTCAATCAGCCCTTCCAGCTCATCCTTGGCCGCTTCGATGCGCCCATTGACCGAGCCTGGGCCGTTGCCGTCGATAAGGTTGATGCGTTCGTTGAGCAGCTGCCCCAGGGACGTCTCGTCGATTTGCCCTTTGATCTGCTCAAGGATCGGCCCAGCATCCGAACTGGCCTGGCCCATCACCCCATTCACCACCGGATAGAACGGACCGATGTTGCCGGTACGGTCCACCAGGCGCGCCCAGAAGAACAGCGTGGCGCCCGCCAGCAAGGACTGCATACGATAGTCGGCCTGCGGATATGCCAGGTCGGCCAGCTTCGTCGCGGCCGGCAGGTCATTCGCCGGGCCATACCAAATCTCGGTCCGCTGGGTATCCTCGGCGCCAGCAGGGAAGCCCCACTTGAGGCCGATGCCGAACAGCTCGCTGGTGGTGGTCAGGAACGACACCGCCGGCGGCAGGCCAGTCTTGCCTTCCAGATTGGTCAGGCTGGAGTTTTTCCAGATCGACGAGATTTCGAAGGCGCTCACTGCGCGAACCCGGGCCAGGTAGGCACCCGAATAGATGCCGGTGACGTCCACGCTCGTTGAGCCAGTACGCTGCACCTTGATCCAGTTGCCGTTGTCCTTCCGCCACTCCACGTCGTAGGCGACAGCACCAGCAACAGCGGGCCACGAGATGTTCATGGTGCTGATGGCAATGCCCTGGTTCACCGCGTAGCTCGATGTCAGTGTGACGCTGGCCGGCGGCGGAACCACGGTGATCGGGATAACGCTGATCGGGCGCTCTTCCAGGCGCGCACCAGTATCTATGTGCGCGAACTTGCTCGGGTCGTACTGAACCGCCGAGATTTCGAACACCCCAGGCTCTGGCCTGGCCACGCTGACTACCCGGTAAAGCGGTACGGCCAAGTCGTCAGCATCCAGCGCCCACACGAGTTCTGGCTCAGGCACAACGGAATAAGCCACGGTAACGGTGACTTGTCGGCCGCTGACCATTTGCACGGTGCGCCCCTCGCACTTGCCGTCTGGCAGGTTGAGGATCAGCCGGTCGCCGGGCTTGGCCTGGGTGTCGCGGTCCAGCTTGATGACCTTGCCATTTACCGCCGAGATACGTCCGCCGATGGCTCGGCCCGCAAGCAGTTCGTCAGCAATTGGGATCACGTAGCCAGGCAGCGGGATACGGCCATCCAACCCGACCTTGAACGTTACGGCCCGGTCCTTGGAGTTGGTCAGCAGCGCCCACTTACCGCGGCGCTGGGCCTCCGATTCGCGGGTGCAGCCGATAGCGCTGATCTCCAGCGGGTTATCGCCGTAGCGACGCTGCAACTTCTGGTCGGTCACTGCGGTGACGTCGGTGTCGTAGTTGTTCAGCGGGTTGTCGTAGCTGACGAGTGCCCGGGTGTAGCGTGTGCGCTCCGATGCGCTGGAGTAGGTGAACTTGCCGTCGATGACGTTTGCCCGAGTGTAGGCAAAGTCGAAGTCCGTTGCCCGCGGCATATCCGAGAGAGTGAACACCTGGCCCTGGGCCCAGTAGGTCATGCCTCGGTAGATCGCCGAGATATCGCGCAGCAGTGACCAGGCATCAGCTTTGCTCTGCAGGTTCAAGTTGCAGATGAAGCGCGGCTCCTGGCCACCCTTCCCGTCCGGCACCAATTGGTCGCAGTATTGCGAGATTCGGTACAACTCCCACTTGTCCACCATCCACGGCTTAATGCGACGGCCAAGGCCGAAGCGGTCAGCAGTGGTGATGCCGTAAGTAGCCCAGGTAGGATTGTTGGTATAAGCCTCCTTCAATGTCCCGTCCCAGATACCGCTGTATGTGCGTGAAACTGGGTCGTAGTTGCTCGGGACTGGCCACTTTCGGGCCTTACAACCGACGGTTACCGCCGGAATACTGCGAAATTGCTCAGCCGAGAACTCGATGTAGAGCAGCGCGGTGTTCGGGTAGCGGATTTTTGCGTCGATCACTTCAGTGAAGCCAGCGATCTGCATGGTGTCGGAGATTTTGTTGTTGTTTTGGTTGATCGTGATCCTGGTGATGCGCATCAACCAGCCGGTAGTGGCCTTGGGCAGATCAATACGGCGTGTACGCTCGTACACGCTGGTGGTCTTGCCGTCGACAGCCTCGCTCAGTACCTGCTGATAGGCACCACCATCAGTGGCCAGTTCAACCTTGTATTCGATCCGGTACCCGTTGATGTTGCCCCCGGCGTCCACGGACTGAAGCGCCGGCCAGGCAAACCGCACACGCACTGCGGAAAGCTGGGTGTTATTGATCGCCCTAACCCAGGGTGTACCGCTGCGCAGCTCGGTGCTGATTGTGGTCTCGTTCTCGACCGAAGGGATCCCCTGGATATAGGTCTGGTCCACGGCCCCGGTGCGCCACTCCCACTTCACGTTCGGGAAGTTCATGTTTCCCTGTGGGTCTTGCAGCGGAGTGTTGTCGAGGTAGATGTCCCTGGCGGTTGGTGTGCCTTCGAATTCACCCTCGCCCACGGCGATGAGCATTTTTGCAATGGCAACCGAGCGCAGACTGTCAGGGGCTTCCGTTGGCGTTTTGGGCTTCTCTTCGCCGCCCTTGGCGCCGTGTATATCAATCTTGCGTGCTGCGCCCATGCTTTTCTCCAGGCAATAAAAAACCGCCTCTTGGGCGGCTGCAGTGTTGTTGGTTGCGGCTACATCTGATCTTCGGCGTATATAGCGGCACTGATGATCGCCCCGCCCCAGCGGCGCTCGCCGATGCACAGCGGTACCGGGTTGCCCGAGGCCGTGGTGTTCTTGGCGCTGCCGAAGGCGTAGCCCGGTGTGTTCTCGGGCGCGGCGCTGGTCTTCAGGCCGCCGGCCTGAGGGCTGAGCATTTGGATCACGCCGCCAGCGACAAGCCCGATACCCGCACCTATGAGCGGTGTGCCAAAAGGCGTAGCCGAGAAGATCACCCCGACCACGATTAGTATTGCACCGACAATCGTTTGAAGAATGCCGCCGCGCTTGCTGCCCACCACCACTGGGGCAATGCGAATGTCACCGGCACCGTTGTAGGTCAGCTCCTTTTCTCCGATGTTGCGCTTGTCGCGAAAGACTGCGAACTCAAGCCCGCGTGACTTAGCGTTCGACAGAAAGCGCTCGAAACCAGGGATCTGTACGCAAAGCGCCTTAATGGCTTCGGCCGGGGACTTTACGGCGAGCCTGAACGACTCCCCGAACTGCCGGAGCTGCCCGTGCAGACGAATGGTTGTCAGTGGCTGGTAATAAATTGCTGAGGCCTGCATAGCTTTCTCCTGGCGTAAAAAAACCGCCCGGAGGCGGCTTCATGAATTTCGCTTTTCAGTTGTAGTCGACATAAGGACCTATGTAAAAACCGCCTATATCGCCGCTGATCCTGTAGAGGCTTTCCTTTCCAGGTTGTACGGTTGCTGCGATGGTACGGATGGCCGCGCCAGCACATAGACCAGAACCTGCGAGACCCGCACCGAGGCTCGGAGAGCCAGGGGGAAGGAAGAAGGTAGCCCGTTGACCTGTACCTATCTTCGCCGCTTTGCGTCCATCTACATACACGACGATATCGCAGCCCGAGCCAACCGCACCGGAGTCGCGCACAACCGTGACTTTACCGCTTTCACCCGAGGGCTTTGACTGAAAGGCGTAAAGCTCATCCGAGGGGACCGGCTTCGCATCCCTAACCGATATCGCCGATGAGGCACACCCCGCCAGCACCACCGCTGCCACCGCCGCTATCAAAATCCGCATGTCGTTCCCTCTTTGGTTTGGCGGGACTGTAGCATTGAGGGGCAGATGCAAAAAGCCCAGCGCGGGGCTGGACTATTTTTGAGGCGGCTTTCGGCCAGAAGCAGTCATCCGCACAGAAGTATTTCCGACCCCAGATTGCGGGAGCATCAGCTGCCAACGGATTGGGGGGGCGTTTGACAGGTCGCCCCCACGCCTAATCCACAATGAACAACTTCGCCCCGATCGTAGTGAATGACCGATGTCCCTCAGCATTATTGCCCACCTGATAGCTCATGCCAGGCGTCAGTGTGAACTGACGACCATCTTCCAGTTCTGTATGCAACTGACCCTCCAGGCACAACAAGATGTGCCCCCTCCAACACCAGTGATCGGCCAGATATCCAGGGCTGTATTCGACCATCCGCACACGCTCTGAACCAAACTGGCAGGTACGCCAATAAGCTGTGCCTGTCTGACCGGGATGTGCCACCGGCTCTATCGTTGACCAATCGGTGGTACCAAATGGGATTGCAGTGAGATCCATTGTTGCCTCATCGAAATGCAATAAATTCAGACCGTATCATTCGAGCAATGGTGCCGATAGACACAGAAGGCCCGCATTTATGTAATACAGGCGCGGTGACAGAAACTGCCTTCACCCTGCCACTGGATAGCCATTCGGTGCTGCTATCGCGGGTAACTCATTGACCACTTTGGGTCGAAAGCTGACGCGCTATATGCTATCTCCTAGCTAGGCATCCAGCATGGATGGAATGCCAGTAACTCGCCTGACGATTGCCGTAGTAGCGTTGCGCCTTCAATTACCAAGGAATGGCCATGTCAGTCAGAAGTCTCGTGAAAAATCTACCAGCAGATCCGGATATGCCTGGATGGGTGCTGGGGTGGGCAGTGGGTCGTAATGATCCATGGAGCTTTGTTGACATCTACGCCGACAAGAATGTCGCAGAGATCGAGGCTGAGCGTCTAGGTGATGGCCACACTGTGAAGTATGGGTCGCACAGGCTAGGAACCGATGAGTTTATGGGGGGCGGCGAAGAGCCTAGATAGCGACTGCCTGCGCCAAGCCAAAATCGATTCTACCTGGACCAGATACAAGCGCAGCCTGAAGCCCTGACTTGCCATGGTAGCTGCGGCTGTAGCCGCCTTTGCTCTGGCACTTGCCGGAAAATTTCACGCGATCCATCTCGACACCGCCATCAAGAATGGCGACTTCGGCTTCAGCGCCGCAGATACCGCCACCGGTGATGGTGAAGAGGTCATGAATCGTCAGCATGTAGCGGTTTATGATTTGCATGTGGCCCTCCGAGCTTAGATCATCGTCGTGGATAAAGAACTGTCTGCCACGCAGACATAAGGAACCTCGTGATGGACCCTCGATTTGTAGTTCAAAGAAACTTCCCGCGGTGCGATGACTACGACGAAAACTCATTCAATGGCCAGCTACACGAGCACGCGCTCTGGGCACAAGATGAATACTGGCTCTTAGAGTGGGCTCTCTACCAATTGGCCAAGGAAGAGGAAATCGACCCTCAGCTCTACTGGCAGGTGTTTCGCATCTTCAGCCACTGTTTCCTTTCATTTGGCTGCCACTTCGATCGGAATGACGGCTACAAGATACGTAACCTCAAGAGAGCACAGCTATACGACTGTCGGGAGAGATTCCAGGTGGTATTTGAGGGTTTTTTCTCAAGAAATATGCCTGAGCAAAACATCTTTGAAGAAGAGAACCCACTGCTGCTCACCCTCCATTAACTTGCTGAAGCGCCCCATTCATATCAGATGATTCGTGCCGGTATTTGTGTCTGAGGATCAGACGTGTCCGGTCATGCCAAGGCCCACCGTAGACGATGATCTCGGACGGCCTGCCGTACAGGTGGTGCAGCAAGAAGGGGCCAGGCCCGAAGGCGCCCGATTCTTCCTCTGGTAACGCCGGATCAGTACCCAGGTAAATCCCGGCATGGTTCGGGTGAACCGTGCGCCCGAACTGCATAACGATCATGTCGCCGCGCTGAGGGGTGTCGACCCGCTTGAAGCCAGCGGCGGCGTAGTTCGCCTCGTACAGGCTGGTGCTTTCTGCGCTCTCCCACCAGCCATCAGTGCGCTTGAAGGCTTCAAATTCCAAACCCCATTCGCGCTGGTACCAATCGGCGCAGACCTGCCAGCAGTCCCAGGCGCCGTGCACGAACGGACGCTTGAGCAACGGCGTGCTGCCCGTTGGCGTGATCGTGCGCATATCGCCCTCGGGCCACGACAAAATGTGCCAGGGCAAGGCCGTGGCCTCGCACATGGCCAGGTCATGCGGTGACGGCCTACTGGTGGCGTCTGGATGCGAGTGAACGATGCCAATCACCTCGCCCAGGTCTTCCACTGCGGCGTAGTCCTCGGGATCCAGCCGGAACTCTTCGTTCGGCTCCGTGGCGATGTTCCGGCACGGGAAGTACTTCTGTGCGCGCCCGACAGCCAGCAACAGGCCGCAGCACTCTTTCGGGTACTCGGCCGCCGCGTGCGCCTGGATGGCCGCGATAATGTGCTTGCGCATGGTCAGCTCCGAGCAATTAGGGAAACGGCGGGGAATCCACCGAAGGAGAGTTCGTTGTTCTCGCCGAAGCGCAACTTGCAGGACGACAGGCAGCCCTTGCACTGATCCAGTGCTGGATCATCCGTGAGATTGTCCTCGTCATCGAACATGGCCGCGCCGGTGTACCCGCAATCTGCCCCGCGATATCCGTTCGTCATGGCCCAGTGGCAAAACGTCGTCATCTGGCGCCCGGGCAGCCCGTGGTTGTCGATCTCGCCCGGGGAAGAAAGCTCCCAGACCACCGCCTCGCCGTCTTCGCTGGTTTTCTGGTCGATGTACCAGATCTCCAGAGCCTCCTGAGTCGGATCTGCAGTTGGGTTACCGTCGGGGAAGTTCGCCGCATCCAGGTACTGCGCCAGCGTCTCGCGCACCGTCAGCTTGAACTTCAGCAGGTCCTCGAAGGCCAGGCACAGGGCAGTCACTCGGCCATTGATATTGCCGACGGCGAATGTCGGTCGAGAAGCCGTGCCGTCGCTGCTGGAGCTTATGCCTTCTATCTGCACCGGCCAGGCCGCGTACTCGGCGCCCTGCCACCAAATCGACTTAGCTGGTAGATCCTCTGCCGAATGCTCGTAGGCAAGCAGCTCCTCGGGCGTATGCGGAATGGCGTGCCCGTGGAAGCGCAGGTAATCCGCGCCGTATTCAGTCCCGTCGATTTCAAACAGGCGAATCTCGCCGCCGGGCTCCAGCTTCTGGATGTCCGTGATCAGTGCCATGGGTAGGTCTCAGGGGTGAAAGGTTTGTTCGAAGGTAGCTGTGATGGCGTAGACCTGGCCGCCACGGTGCACCGGCTTGTAGCCGTTGCACTTGTAGAGGCCCAGCTCACCCAGAGGGGGCTCCCATAGGAAACCCCTTGCTCCTTTGTGCCGATCAAGGAAAGCCATAATCTCCTTGATGCGCGGCTTCAGCCCCGTAAAGGTCACCGGCCAAGACTGCGACCGGTTATTAATGCCATCCTCTACCGACTGAGCGTATCCATCGCCAAACTGCTTGGTACGGACGCGCTGGGCGATATCACCCTCCGTGCCCTTCTCCGTTGCCCAGGTAAATCGTTCGATTGCCATCAGCGCCCCTTAATTGCTTTGTTGATGACGCCGCCCTGGCGCATGTCCTTCGAGCGCAGCTCTTGATACTTCTGCTCTACAAAGGTCGCCAGCTCCTTGCCGAATAAGTCGTAGCCAGGCGCATCAGCGGTGGACGATGCGTTGCCGTCTCCATCGATGTGCACTTCGACGTTAATCTGCGTTGAGCCGGCCCCGCCGCCGCCCATGGCCATTACGCCAAGCTTGCCGCTCGACGTCCGGGTCAGCGGCATGATCGCCTCTTCCCCAGCCTCACCCATTACACCGGTTTTACCGTTGGCCATGCCGAAAGCCGTAGGCTTGCTGACGATGGAGTTCGTGAATGCGCCGCCATCGGCGAACATCTGTACGCCGCCCGACCAGGCGCCGCCATTGGCCTGGGTCACGCCAGACCAGCCCGCCAATACATCAGGGCTGTACCCTGCCGCTGTCGAGCCTGCTGACGTGGTAGCCCCGCCGCCGAAGTACGAGCCGGCGGCAGATATACCGAGCCCTACAAGCGAGCCGAGAAGCCCAGAAGCTGCTCGCCGAGTAGCAATGCGCGCCATGTCCGCCAGAATTGACTTGGTGAAGTCGGAAAACGACATCTTCCCGGTCATGGCGAAGTTGACGATTGAGTCCTCCATAGAGCTGAACGCATTGCCGAACAGGCTTTTGGTCTGCCCTGCGATGTTTTGTGCGGAATCCAGGTAGTTGGCCCAGGCCGAGGTAGCACCCTTCGTCCAGTCGCCCTGGGCTGCCTCCACATCCGCGTAGTTCTGCCGGATCTGGTCAGTGGCGGCCTTGTTCGCGTCGGCGAGCGCCTGCGACTTCCGTTTGAACTCTTCCTCCGACATGTTCCGCGACGGGTCCGACTTCTGGTTGGCCAGTTCCAGCGACTGCTGAGCAAACCGGTCTTGCTGGCTGTTCAATTCGCCACTAAGGGCGTTCTGGCGGTCACCCTGGCCAACGCCAAGTACGGCGCGCTGCCCGGCAAGCTCCAAGGCTCGCTGCTGCTGCCCAAGCGCCTGCACGTAGGTACTGATCGCGCGCTCTTGTTTGGCCAGGCGGCCCGTCTCATTGGTCGCCAGCACTTCAAGCTGGCTATCAGCGTCCTTCTGCGCCTTGACCATGCCTGCGCGTGCGTCGGCGATCTTCTGGTCCAGCTGGATGCTTTGCGCGGCCGAGGTGGTTTTCTTGCCCTTGGCGGACTCAAGCGCGCTGATTTCGGCTTCGTAGGCTGCCGTCACCTGGTCACGCTCATTGCCTATCAGTGCCTGGCGCCGCAGAAGGAAGTCAGCCTCAGATATCAGCCCGGCCTTTTGCGCCGCCTCCAGTTCCCTCTGGTAGTTTTTGTAGTCGGCGGCGATAGAGGCCAGATTGTTCTTCGCATCATTGAAGCCGGTCAGATCCACCTGAGCGCCAGCCGCTTTCGGGTCCTTGAACTGATCGTTGATATTCGCCAGGTTCTTGTCGATCGCTGCTTGGTTCAATCGCGGGTCGTTCGGCGCAACCTTTCGGATGTTTTCGAGTTGCCTCTTGTACTCCTTGATCGACTCTGTGCGCTTTTGCTCATTTGTCCACGCAGACTTGGTCAAGGCGTCAATTTTCGTCATTGACGATACGGCATCACCCTGAGCCTTGGCCTGCTCACCCTCCCACTTGGCGATATCGGCCTGGGCCGCCTTCTCATCCTCCAGCATGTTCAGGCGATTTTGCCGAACTTCGATCATCTCTTTTTGGTTTTGGAAAAGACCGATATTGCCTTTCTGAGCATCGACCAGGTCACGGCGGGCCTGCTCTATGTCTGCACCAATGTCCGGTCGACCGATGTTCTTGAGGTTGTCAGCAGCGCGAGCAACAGCGTTGTATCCCTTCTCCCAGAAGCTCAAGTTCTCCAGAATTTTCGGCGTACGCTCGTTGATAGCGTCTGCGTAAGTCTCGGTCGCCAGCTTGACTGCGCCGGCGTGATTACCTTGTTGCTCCAGCGCTGCAATTTGCGAGTAAACCGAAGCGGTGAGGTAGTGATACTGCTCATTGAGCGCGGCAGATGCTTTTACCGGGTCGTCGGCCAGTTTGGTGAACTCGGACACCGTCTCGCTTACCGCCTTGCCGGTAGCTTCCTGCATCGACACGGCGGCTTGGGTGATCCCGGTGAAACTCTCGCCTGCGATCTTGCCGTTGTCGGCCAGCATCGCCAGCACTGCGGCTGCTTGGCCGGTGGTGCCCACGGTTGCGCTGACCTGCCGCGCCATGTCGCCCAGTTGACCGGCGCTGGCGCCAGCGTAGTTGCCCGTGAGGATGAGCGACTTGTTGTAACTGTCCTGCTCTTCGCTACCCTTGTGATAAGCATAGGCCAGGCCGCCCACAGCGGCAGTGGCTAGGGCAAGCGGAGCCAGTATGGCAAGGAGTCCAGCGGCCCCTGCACCAGCGCCAGCACCCAGCTGAGCCACGGCGCGAACGCCGCTCCCCCAGTCCCCCGAAGACAGCGCGTTACCGAGCTGAACAACGTTTTCCTGTGCCTGGCGGGTACCGAGGCGCAGCTTGTCGAAGCCGGTTGTGGTCTTTTCGAGCTTGGCGTAATCCTTGTCAATTTTACCCAGAGCAGAGTTGTACTGATCCTGGCTGATCCGACCCTCGTCAAGGTGCTTACCCAGCTGCTCTACCTGGGTATCGAGCTTGGCGAGTGCCGCGCGCGCCGGATCAATCGCCCCCAGCAGGCTGTTCAGAGCCTTCTGCTCATCCATAGCAGACTTGGCCAGGGCCACCTGCTGCTTGTCGAGCTGCGCGGAGATCTTCGCGGCTTCGGCCTCACCGTAGGCGCCAGTCTTGGTCAGCTTGGCGAGAGCGTCACGCTGCTTCGCCAGGTCCTGTGTGGTTTTGGCGCTGGTGGATAGCGACTTCTCCAGGGTCTGCATTTCGTTCATCAGCGAAACGGCGGACTGCTCGGCACGGCCGCCGGCCTTCGCCATCTCATCCAGGCTCGTTTTAGCCTGGATTGCATCGGCCGAGTCGATCTTGACGCCGAGCTCTGCAATGTTCATC